ACTATTGACAAGAACTTCAATAGCTTTCGCATCATCAACATCTTGCGGAATCTGAAACTCTGTGCAAGCGCCTGTGCCATTGAAACGAGAAATTTCAACAGTATATTGATAGGCGTCTGGATTATTGCCAAGATAAGCCATTAGCTAATCTCCAAAACACTTACGACAACATCGGCAGAGCTGGCAATTGAAGTGTTGACATGAAGGTAGTCGCCAGCCTCAAGCACAACTTTTTGGTCACCACCAATTGGCACCAATGCACCACCTGGAGGGATTGTTGCACTTTTGAGAATATACACATTTGAACCACCAGCATTTAACATGACATTGGCAGTAATTGCGTTTGTGTTTAGATTAGCGATAGTCATACCAATCGCAGTTGTTTGCGTTGCTGCAGGACAAACATAGGCATTAATTGCGGCAGTTCCTACAGCATTCACGACAGAATTTTTAAAGGTATTAGGCATTTATGAAAGACCTCTGTTTTGATTATTTATCTATTTATCCAAGGGCGATTGCAAATGCAAGACCATCGGAGGCTGCGGAGTTAGCTGCAGCAAAAGCACCATTTGCGTAAATTGCAGCCGAGTTAGCAGTATAACTTGGTGTATTGGCTTGTAAGAAAGCACCGTTTGCGTAGATTCCGGCCGATGTAGCCGCATCTTGTGATGTAGCAATGTTTGCATAAATCGCTGTATTTGCAGAACCGGTTAGTAATACAATGTTAGCTGTTGGTAAATTACCATAGTTAATGGTCGCATTACCAAGAGTTGTATTACCTGTTACATCTAATGTGGTGCCAATTGATGCGCCGCCAGAAACGATTAAGTCATCAAACCCAATTGCATCAAGTGTAATATTGCCACTTACAGTAAGGTTACCACCAATCGTTACATTGTTTGCAATATCAATGTTTGTGTTTGCAGTAAATGTAGAACCGCCACCACCTTCTTGTAAAGAATTAAGTGTTCCAATGACCGACTGAGTAGCCGTCAACCATTGTAAAAAGGTATTAGAAGTGGTAAGTTGATTAATTGTGTTTGACATTATACTTTCCGAAGAGCGGCAATTTCAATGAGTAGTTGCTTAATGTCTTGCATATCCGATTCTAACTTTGCCAAACGCTCTTTTGTTTCTGATTTTTCGCACATTTCTTTTTTTGCTAATTCACGCTTCATAAGATATTCATTTAACCCATTTCTGTCAGTATTTAGAACTGCTTTGGAATGAGTATCACGAACAAGTTTTTGGTTGTCTTTGATGGATACAAGTGACATTTTTAGCTACCTTCTGGTAAAGCAATTGCACGGAAATCTTGGACTTTTGGCACATCAACATAGGAAGTGCCAGCCAATACTATTTTAATTGCAAATGTTCTAAATGAACGGAACGAAGTAGAACCAGAAACATAAGATACCTGATTGTTTGCAGTACCATCAATACCTGGCGCAAATGTCAATTCACGATAGTCAGATGAGTTAATTGAAATAAAGTTTGGATTACCAATTTCTGTCATTAACTGATAGTTCTTATCATCAAAATCATCAGGGTCAGATTGCGACAACAGTTTATAGTAAACATAGATGCTTGACCCAGCTGGTTTGTAAGCGGTCACATAAACACGCAAGTCACCAGAATCAAAGCCATCAGACAATGTTACACGGCGAGTAATGTAGCGAACATTAGAGTTACCACCAGATTTCTTATCTTCACCGTTATAAGTTACAGAAGCACCAGAACCTGTGCCATCAGTAATCGTAATTGTTGGTGATGTTGTATAACCAGAACCACCATCATTTGTAAGAACGATTGCATCAATTGTTCCAGAGCCTGTTACATTTGCACGAGCAGTAGCACCTGAACCACCGCCGCCAGTAATTGTAACTGTTGGTGTAGCAGAGTATGATGCGCCAGAACTAACAACAGTAAATCCCGAATTAACAAGAGGCAAGTTGTTAATAATGTTTTCTACCGCAATAATACCAAATCGTGTAGTATCAATAACTGGAGAAACAGCTGTATCTGTTGTTGCCATTGTGGCCTGAACAGTAAATGAACTATTGCTAGTTGTCAATACACGGCGACCAACATCATCATTCATATCATAATCTTCTAATGGCCGTAATGCTTTAAGACCTGCAGCACCACCAGTTGCATCTGATACGGAGTTAAATCTATAAACTAAAGAAGTGTCTCCAATTACCATATCACCAGTTATTAAATTAACCAAGTCAAGTTTGGTGTTTGCTGCCGGAGCATTAATCTTAAATGCAGCAGTAGCTGGTGTTGTAGAGAATTGATTACGGAACATTCTAAATGTCATGTCAGAATTTTGGTCTGGTTCCCATGTAGAACCATTCTGTGACAAGAACAATGAACCACCATATGGTTGCTCAGAGATTTGGCGACCTGAGACAGTATCTAGAGCACCAATTTCTGCCGCATAAACTTCATATTTGTTAGAGTTAGACAATAGAACAAATGAGTGTTCACCTGGTTGCATATAGATTGGAGTATCAAATACAAAATCAGTATATTTGTTAGCATCATCTAAATCTGGCGAATCAGTTGTTTTAACCTTGTCTGGTGTCATTGTAACCGTTGCATATGGATAAACTACGGCATAAGAAGGATATCCATTCACCGTTGGGCGAATTTGTAATGTAACAGGCACAGTATCATCTTTAGATTTAAAGCAGAATCTTACACGATTAATAAACAATCCATTTGGATATGTTCCTGGTGCAATTAAGAATGTTTGAGCAAGAGGGTCAATCCATTGTGCGACACGCTGATTTGTTACCGTTGTAGAAGTTGTAATTCTTTCATCTGAAACCGATTGGCGTTGAATACTAGGTACAGTTGCAGAAATTATTGTTTCTTCAACTCTCTGTAACAACCCTTGTGCAAAGAACGAAGCATCTCCATTTGTAGAAGAAGAACCAACATCATTACTATTGTTATCAATTAAGCGGAATCGTTTTTCACCAATACGGAAAGTAGAAGCAGGAATTGTATAAACTCCAGCAACATCACCTGCAGCGGTAGTAGTTGGTCTGCCAATTGAGTAAACAGATGTTGTATCTGGAGTTGTTGTCCAGTTACTTGTAATATTTGCTGTTCTTGTGACGGCACTATACGAATTAATTGTTCTTTGTTGTCCTGCACCTGTACCAGAAACAATGAAAATTGTATTACTATTAGCAGTATTTGCATAATACGATTCATTGTTTGCACCAGAAGCATCAATACGCAAGGTAATTGAACTTACGGTTGCTGCATTTGCATTACCTGAATAGTGCTCATATCCATTGATGCGAACAGAAGTGCTAGTTGAAGAACCAATTAGATTAGCATTAGCAATATTAAATGAAGTGTTTGGAGATACATTCACAACAAACATTTCACTATTAGAACTCTTAACAACAGTTACAGAACCATTTGTTGTGTTTGTAATATTATTTTTAATTGTAGCAGTTTCAAAATTACCTACAGAAGTTTGATAAGATAAATTATTATTTGCTAATATAAATTTATTTGCACGACCAACATATTGTTCAACTAATGTTGAATCAAAAAATGGGTATAGAGTTGTGCTAGGTTTAAAATCTGAAGCGGTAAATAAAACAGCCGCACTTCTCATGTAAGGTATGATAGACAGGTCTACGACACGGTCACCAAGAGATTGTGTGATTGTTTCTGGAACAACAGCTGAACGAACACCGGTTCTCGTTTCTCTTTGTGTAGTTGTTACCACATCAGCAGCAAATCGGACAGTCCAACCACCTTGACCGCCTATCCAAGATTGTTGGCCAGTAACACTTTGTCCAACTTGATATGTTTGCCAATTACCCCACTCAAATTGAGCAGGAATTCTGTCAGTAATTAGAGACCAAGCGTCTTTGTCACCTTCTAAGTTTACAAGAACATCTGGATTGCGAGTTGTGTCAATCCAAATATCAGATTTTGGATTTAATTCAATTTTGCCAAGATAATTAACCACATTGAATGGATTAACATTAACTGTCTTAGAAGCTTTAGGTTGGTCAATAAACTGTGTAACTAAAGACGAAACGGTAATAAAAGCACCATTTTGTGTATAACCAGATGAATTAGCAGAATCAAAATTTAAAGCAAAAGATGAGATGTTAAATGTTGGTCTCATCTCTTTATTGTTTGGGTCAATTGCGGCTTTATATTCATTCTTTGCTACATCAGCAATTGAATGGCCTTTAAATGAATCAACAATAATACCATTTTTAAATCTTGCTAAGTTAGAAGAATCAAGAATAGTTAAATCTTGTTTGCTAAGTGTCTCTTGTTCTAATAAAGAAAGTGAAGTATAGTATTCTAAGTTTTCAACACGCTTTTCAATAGTGCCAATATCTTTCATTGTATAACGGCGATTATTGATGTATTGAACTTCTGTATTAGCAGAATTTAAAACATAAGGTGGATGACGCAAAATGTATAGCGTCATTGAGTTATCTTTGTCTTTTGGGTCTACAGGGTTTAATGAAGAAACGCCTTGTAATACCTCAAATGTTCTATTTTTGTTTAAAATAACTTTATCATTACGAGCAAGGTAATATTGATAATCCAGAATAATGTCAGAACCATTTTCTGGTACTTTTGGGCCTGTAGTGGTAGAATCAACATCAAACACAAAAGAATTGGCTGTTGCTACTGTAGCATTTGCACGAACAGGTCTAAAATCTAAAGAATCACGCAATTCATATAATGTGCCATTTGTAGCTGCATATGATGGAATATTTTCATACGCATAACCACTACCAGTATATGAATCTACTGTAAAGAATCCAGCACCAGAAGATACAAACTGATTAAATTTAACAACAAGTGGGCCAACAGGTGCAGAAACACCTGATTTTAATTTAATTGCCGCATGGTCATAATAAGAATCTTTTTGGCCGTTTACAAGAACATAGCGTGATGTTACATTGATAGCACTTGCTTCGTTTGCTGGGCTAATTGCAGCACCATTGAAATCTAATACAGAAGTTAAACTTACAACATCAGAGGTAAACAATGATTGGTTAGTATCTGGTGTTTTAACAATCGTGTTAGCTGCAATCTGTATCTGACCTTGTGAACCATATAAGGTAACTGCACCATTACCAAATAAATCTACACCACCAGAAGTTTGAATTGTGGTGTTACCTGCAATATATGTTTTATTCTTTTGTGTTGGATTGCTAACATCAATCGTAGCAATAATGTTAGCAGTCATAGAACCGCCACCATTTACAGTAATCTTACGAGTTCCTGTATCAACACCTGTAATTGCAGTTGCAGGTACAGTTTGGCCTACACCATAAACTCCAGTACCTTGTGAAGTAACTACAATTTGATAATTTTCAGCTCTAGCTGAAGTTGATGTGGCAGAAGCAATAGATTCACCAGTACCAACGGTCAATGCTGGTGAAAGACCAGCAGAGAATGATTGATTCTCATACAATCTGCGATATGAAAGTGAAAGGTCAGCAATAGAACCATTTGCAACAAAAGAATCACCAAGGCTAAACACTAATGTTTCAGCACTTGTATCAGTTGCTATGGTATCATTGTATGTTGTTGCTGGGTCTTTAGAACGCTCATCAATATTTGCAGCGGAAAGAATAGAGGCAGAACTACTTACAACAACTGATTTAGTATCATTAAATTCAAAATCAATAGAAAATTGAGATTGTGTATTGATATTAGCAGTAAATGGAACATCAATCTGAAGTGTTTGAGTAGAACCTTTATAGTTTGTAATTGTTCTTGGCTCTTCACCAACACCAGGACCGGCTACAATTCGTAACTTAGCACCTTGGTAAGCATTATCAACAGTTGAATAGAATAAATTGCCAGAAACAGTATTTGCAATTTGAATATAAGAAGTGTTGCCTGCAGCAATACCTGTATTACAATTGCCACCAGCAATAGAGCCAACATCTACATCAAATAAGAAAAGTTTGTATTCATATGTAGAACTGTCTTGCGTATTGGCAGCTGAATCATAAGCAATAGATTTGATTCTTGCAGTACCAATTTTTGTGTTTGAAACTGTGCCGGTAGAGTTTGTATTGATTGAAGCATTTGCTACACAATGCAAATCTACTGTCTGTAAACTATTAATTGGAAAAGAACCATAAACATTGTTAGCATAAACATAATAACCATAGTCAGCAGATAGTCGTTTATTTGTTACGCTATCGGTATCTCTTGGTTTATCAAAAGTTAATGTAGTTGGCGAAATAGTTTCAAACTCATAACCATAAACATAAGCTTTACCTGGAGAAAGAATCACATCCAGATTTGCGGTATTAGATGAAGTTTGAAGCGCTATCTTAAATGGTTTAACTGTATAGTTACCAGATTCATCAAATGTTCGGCGAGCTAAAGTATCTTCTAAAACTGAATAGATTGGATACTTGTAATACTTTGTTAAATTGCCATTTTCTACTCTAGCTAATTCAATAAATTCAGTATCATCAGTAGAAGTAAGTGAGCGTGAGGCTAAAGTAAGAGTAATTTTAAATCTATCTGCACCTGGTGCCTGATAGTTTGAAGCATTTAATGCTGGGTCAAGAAGTGAGGTATCTTCAGTTGCCTCAACAATAGCTTCAGTAATTTCAAAACCAATTCTTGCATTGGATAATTGGTCATATTTGGACACAGCAATTGTCTGTGCATCATTTTTAATAAAGAAACCATCGTAGTAATAAACACCAGAATCAACAGAAAAAGTTTGGCCTGTTCCGGTTCCTGATGTAGAAACATTTGCGTATGTTGGTCCAGTTTCGTAGGTAAGAATTGTGTCGCCAGAGTTGAATGTGCCAAAAACAGTTTGAATCATTAATGTTTTTGGGTCACCTGTGCCGGCATCGGCATCATATACTTTAATTACTTCAGCACGCTTGGTAGGACTTTGAATGTTGTCAACGATTGCTTTGCCAACAAAATCATCAATTGTTACCGCAGCGCCAGCATAATTTGTATCAATTTTAAGAAAAGCAGTATTTTGAAATACGGTTTGGCCACCAGTTACAACAGAGCCATTTTGAAAGACATGACTACCAAAACGCTCTACTTGTTTTTGGAGAATTGTTTGTAATTGAGTTAATTCACGAGCCTGAACAGCATAGCCAGGTTTGAAGAGCATACGGAGGAATTTTTTATCCTCATCATAATCATCGTAGTATGGATTTACATTAAAATTGGTGTCAATTGCCATCTGTTAAGCCTTAAAAACTTACCGTCAATTTAATATTTTCTGCCTGACCATCTGCACGGTCAGTTTTTACTGCATTTTCTATGTATAGCATATCGCCAGAGTATGGTTTTAATTCTGGATTTGAAACTGAGGTGACTGTTCTGGATACACCGGAAGTAGCACCAATAAGTGGAAGACCAGTCACAAATGTTCCGGTTACTCGTATCAATCGTACCTCATTTGAAGTTTGAGCATTTAAATATCCATACGCAGAAGCATTACTCGCAGAACTTCCTTGGTACACATATTCGTTTAAAGTATAACTTGTGCCAGCAATAACTCCCATATCTGTCGTCTGAGAAATTACTGTATTAGCGTTTGATACTTCCACCCTACTATTTGAAGCGTATTTATACGGATTCTGAAGGAGCCCTACCTGCCTAAACGAGGTGTCAACGGAGATTAGACCATTTTCTGTAGAATCAATTTCACCAATCCTTACTGCCACCATTACTGTATTTGACATGAGTTCTTCAGCAGGGTTAAAAGCATGACCAAATTTTGGTGCAATAATTACACGGGTGGTAGCACCTGTTCCAGAACCAAACACCAATGCATTTGCACGGGTATAGTTTGTTCCAATTGTGGTCACATTTACTCTTGCTATGTTTGCATCAGCACCACTTACATTAATGGAAGTGTTTGATAAAACCGCATTTGCTACTGCGCCTGTTCCGTCACCATCAATGTAAACACGGGTAGAAATTGTAATATTATTAGCATTTCCGCCAATAGCATTTGTTGAAGAAGAAAGTGTGATTAGTCCGTTTGCGTTAGCAACAGCGGTGATATAGGTATCGGTTGGAATTCCTGTTCCAGAAATTGCCATATTGGCAAGATTAGAAAGAGCAGGAATACTAAAAATTGATAAAGTTAAAGCCGTATTAGATAAACGAATAGTGGTTTGACCAGATACGAAAGAATCTACACGAACATTGGATGCTTCACGGTAGTTTGTGCCATTTGCTGTTACAACAATAGTTGTTAACTCTCCAAGAACCACTCCACTTGCATCTACACCATAATCTAAAGCAGTTATTGAAGTTGGTGCTGGTACCCAATCTGTATTTAAAAATTTATTAGATGGTTTTACATTGAACATATACTTCCAAATGTAACCATCTGCGGTTGCAATATTGCCGTTTGATGTTGTATAGTCGCCGCTTGGCTCAACTGTTGAGTTAGCACCGGCTGAATTGGCAAGACATTTGTAAACATTTCTTGCACTTGTAATCACATACATTGGTTTTAAGTTTTGCGTGGTATTTGCAGTTACTAGGTCCACGACACCAATGGTATCATCGTATTGTCTGTATTTTGTATTTGCTGTCCAATTAACTTTTGGTAAAACCAAAGAAACATCGTTTCCTGTGGCTCTCTTGCCGGCAAAGATATTATCCCATGCAGATTTTTCTGTGTTTAATGTATCAACAATTGAATCTGGAGAAGCTTCATTGGCATAAGGAACACTATTGCCAATTGTTACATAAAGAACTGGACAATTATTTGTTGATGCGTTCAATAAAGCATCACGCCAAAGCTTTGCAGAGTTGTAACTTAATTTTCTTGTATTAATGGATGTAGCCATAAGTGTTATTTATGTCAATATAAAGAGGGTCTGGTCATTGGCACTATAGGTAAATGCAGAAGAAACAGATAGATTACTGTTACTTACAATTGTGCTGATGGTACGAATTTCACCATTGACCGCAACATTAGAACCAATCGTAAAGATGCTACGAGTGTTTGCAATGTTAAATCTTGTGCCTGTACCTACAATGTAAATAGAACCACTTGTAACAGACACATTACCTGAAATTGTATTTGCTATAGAAGCATCTATTTCAACAGTTGTATTAGCTTCAAACTCTTTGTTAACATCAGCATAATTAACAAAACCAGCTGGGTGCAGTAATGATTTAAGAATTTCTTTGTATTTACTAAATTCTGTTAATGACGAAGTAATGTAAGAGTAGTCAACATAGTAATTTGACCCTTGTAGTTTACGCTCAGAACTTGATATGATAGAATCGGATGAGGTCCAACGACCAGGTAGTGTAGTGTAAACACCACCAAGAACCGCATTGGCAATTGCTAAACCATCACCATAGTTCGTCAAATCAACTTGTGGAATGTATTGATATCCAACTCCACCAGAAGTAAGTTTGATAGAGAGTATCTGGCCAGGTGGGAAATCAGAGAATGGTGATAGTATTTCACCATTACCCATCAAAGCTTTAACTACTACACTCGCACCAGACCCACCAGAAGCGGTAGAAACAGTAACGGTTGGGAAATTATTTTGTGTATAATTAGAACCACCAACCAACCCTCTTGTAAACGAACCAATTGGATAATCATTAGCCCAATTGCCACCACCTGACTCCCAAGAAAACGCCACATTCACATTGGCCGTTGTAGATGAAGTGATTGCGTTGATATATCTTTCTTGGCTGCGAATAATAATTTTATCACCAACAGAAAAATCTGCTGGAAAGTTTGTGCCAGTTCCAATAATTTGAACTGTATTATTTAAAACATTTGCTGTACCAGAAACTCTAGGTGGTTGTATTTCAACAGTAAGAATACTTCCTGTTGCATTTACTGTTTTGACCGCAGCTGCAGCACCAATGCCAATTGTTCCTGGTGGATTGGATCCAAATACAACTTCATCACCAACTTTATAACCTGAACCACCAGAGATAACATCAATTCTTCCAACAGATTTAAAATCTTTAATGTCAAAGAAAGTATTTCCTGCCAGATACAAAGCGCCTTGAGCATCTAGTGTGGCGACATTTGTTGTTGTATTTGAAAACAGAATTGCCACATTGGTCATTGGGCCTAAATCGGTTAAAGTTGCCGTAGTTAAGGCATCAATGATTCTTGTGTTTACATTTTCAGTAAATGGTCCAGGAAATCCATAATCTGCTGCACTAATTAAAGTATTAACTGCATTTGAATTACCATTGAAGCTTTGAATAACATCAGTACCAAGAACAATGTAAGTGTTAGCTGTATAGTGGCTTGTGTTTACTCCGTCAACAGCACCTATAATTATTGTGGTATTAGCTGTGGTAGATTCAATAAGAGAAGCATCTTTAAAACCAGCACCACCGTAATTTACAACAATGCGAGAAGTAAAACCATCGGTAACTCTATCAATTTCTGCTGTTGCCGTAGTGATAGCACCACCACCAACAATTGTTACTGGATCACCAACATTATAAAGAGTGCCACCGTTAATGACATTGATTTTAGTTAAAATAGAAAATGTATCAGCTTCTAACTCAATTAAGTTACCATTTGTGTCAATGATATCTGTGGCAATTTTTTCACCATTCGTGAAATTACCAATCAGAGTTTTATTATTGATGAATAATTCAAAAGGCAAACCAAAGTTCAATTGGTCTGTAATAATCCTTGGAGCTGCTCGTTCAACAATTGCAGAGGCACCAGAAGTAAGGCCAGTTATTTTACGATTGTTGATAAGTGTAATATCAAAATCATCGTAGAATACTTCAATAGTTGAATTGGCAACTGGTGCAGAAACAAACACAATCTTCTGTGTTTCTTTACGGATAAAATAATCCGTTCCTTCAATTTTTAAAACATCGTTTACATAAACATCAATTTGACCAGAACCAGCTGTTTGTGCAAGAATAAATTCTGTATTTGAACCTGTGCCTGCATAAACACTTCTGATATCTTTTTCAATTCTTAAAACATTATCAACTGTCCATTTACCATCAGAGGCACGAAGAACATTGTTTCTTGGTTGTATGATTGTGACTTCATCATTGTAAAGAAGTCGGAATAATAGTTTAAATGCCGCCTCATTGCCTTTTGCTAAGTAAAGAGGCAAAACATTTTTGATAAGAAATTCTTTATCTACTGCCGAATCTCTAGGCAGCGAAGAAGCATAGGTGTTGAAGAAACTAGATTCAAACTGGTCAATAGAGGCATCAACATCAGAAATGTATCTTAGATTTTTGGCTTGCTGAGTTAAATCATTTAGTTCACCTGTTTGTTTTTGCTCAAGGAATTCATAGTATGCCTCTAAAAATGTAATGAAAAGAGGATACTCGTCCCTGACAAATTCAGGTACCTGACGATTAATCAGTATTGAGGTATTTGCAAAAGACATTACGAAATATTAGTTAAAGAAATAACAACAGATACCGGGTCAGTTTCATCAATAGTGATGATTGTATTTTTAGCAGATTCTAAAATAGCTTCTTGTGATTCAATTGTCAAACGAATTAAGCTATCAGATGAAGAAACAGAAAGTATTTTTATGTCATTAATTGTAACTATTCCTGTTTCATAATTAATTTCACCTGCATTTTCATTTACAATTTGCCTTTGAGCATTTGTATCGTAGTAAACTGTTCGTAATGTTCCTACTTGTGCATCAACTATAGCTGTTGCGGCCGCACCATAACCATTACCACCACTTATTGTAACGATAGCACGGGTGTAATCAATACCACGATTTGTAATATTAATACTTTGAATTTTGCCATTCACAATAGTTGCTGTTGCAGTTGCGCCTGTACCGTCACCTGTAATTGTAACTGTCGGTGCAGAGGTATAACCTGTTCCTGCATTTGTAATTTCAATTGATGAAATACCACTATATGATTGAGGAGTTTCATCAAAAGTAACAGTTCGTCTTGCACCATTTGAATCTAAAACATCAAATTCAGTTGATGTGAGTTTATTTGTAATTGTGCCACGATGTAAAGGCACATTAAAATTCACACTATAAGATTGTGTTAAATTAATCTCAGGCTCAAATCGCTTTTGAACTTTTGTTACAACTTCATTACCAATAATTGAGTTGAGGTCAACATTATCAATTGAGGTCTCTAATTTTGAATCAATTAACTTTGAACCAAATTTGTTCAAATAAGTATCTGCATAGTTCAAAATTGCATTACGAATTTTTAATTTTAAATTTTGTTCTGTATCTGTTGTTTTTTTAGAATCGTATTGTGCCTCAACATCTAAAACAATATACAGATATTCAGGGTCAATAATTTGTGTTTGAACCGCAATTACAGCTTTTGGTTTAATAATCTCATCAATGATTCGTTGTTTTTCTGTCTCAGAAATATAATAATTTTCTTTTGGTTTCATAGACACAAAAACTTGCCCATAAACAGGCGGAACATTTTCTTCTCCACCCCAAACAGAAATTGAATCAATATTTGGATAATTATTTAAAATGTAGGTTTCGTAATCTTTAAATGTTACTAAACGATTTTGTGTTGAAAAGCGAGCAGCAGCTGAAAATTTAATATTGTCAACTGATTCACGGTCTGCACCACCAGATGCACCGCTTTGTGGCGTAATTGTAAAATTAGAAAGAGATGTTGAGAGAGAATCTACAACTGTGGCTGTTGCAACAAAATTATTTGCTTTGTTTGCAGCAGTTCCGTTTGTTGATAGGTAAGTAACAGAAACGATTGCACCGTCTGGCAAAGATTTACCGACAACATCGTTACCAAAATATATCTCAAACAAACCACCACGGCCTTCTTGCAAAAAGAAAACTTCTGAAGTGGAGGTAATATCTAAAACATCTGTAACTTTTTCATAAACTGTTGTAGAGCTGTTTGCTGCATTTGGCGATACTGTAACTTTAATTGTGGTTGTATCAATACTCGCATCAGGTAATTGAAACACCGATTTTGGGTTTGAACCTTTGTCATATGTAAATGAATAGGTAATCAATTGGCCTTCATAGATGTTTAAATTTTCAAAGACATATTGCGTGTTTGATTTTGTGACAGTAGTATCTTCTAATACCACAAAGTTGTAAGCTCTGCTGTCAATTTGATTTGATAGAAAAGCAAAACCTTCTGGTAAAGTGCAAGTACCAGATGTTGAAGAATTGGATTCTACCGTAAAATCAATAATTGCTACTGGAGCTCTGGTAGAATATGGAGTATAACCTAGAGTTTTGGCATGAGAAACAGCTGAATCACGAAGCAATGCGGTATCTAAAAATGACTCATTTGCAACCATGTTCAAATAGTATGCATTGTAATGAGTATTATAGGCAAGAATGTCTAATAGAACCGATAGACCGGCTCCATCAAAATCGTAATCTTGGAATTCAGATTGTTGTCTTAAAAAGTTTTTTAAATTTTGCTTGATTGTATCAAAATCAAGTTCTGTTACTCTTAAACGGTCTACCATGTTTATCTAATCCGCTCTAGGAAAAAATTAATTGTAATTGGTGCGGTACTATTGATGACGAAAAATTCTAATGTAACTTTATAAGTATTTTCATCTGGAGCTGGAACCACGATGACTTGGGACACCTCAGCTCTAGGTTCAAAATTACCAATTACCTCTGTTATTTCTCTTTCAATCTGTGCAGCCGTTACAGAATCTACATTCTCAAATAACAGGCGGCGTATATTACTGCCAATCTCTGGTTGAAAAGGTCTTTCGTAGTGATTCGTTAGCACCAAATTCTTAATAGAATTGATGACCGCATATTCATTCTTATAGGTGTTTATATCTTTTTTGACTGGATGAATAGTGAAATTCAGGTCCAGGTCTCTAAAAGTGCGTTCTGCTTGTATGTTTACGGTTGCCATTTTCTATTTATTCAACCTCCAGCAAAGACATTTGAAGAACCTTCGGCTACAGAGGTACAACCAGAGATTGCATCACCTATTCTACCAGCACCTTTTCCATTCACAAAAACACTTGTTGAACCTACAGAAATTGGAGCTGCATGAGAAGGGCAAGGTGCACCAGGTAAAAGATGAGTATTGTTGTTATCGCCTTGGCGTGACCATGCAATTCCATTTACAAATACATCAGGCGAACCTTCTGCTCGTATTGGAGTTGAGCAATGTGTTACATCTGCATCACCTATTCTTGTGGCTGCTGGCACGCTCTTTCTCCATTAGTTGTTGAAGTTTTATATTCCATTGGTCAATTAATTCGTGTTGTTCTTCTGTATGTGGTGGTTCTGGTGGGTTAGGTTTAAATTTAATTAGATTGTCAAAATTGTTTGGAATTTCGTCATAATTGGTAAATGTGCAAAGTTTGCCATCAATTAAAACAACAAACTCTCCGTTCATTTGTTCAAATCAATCCTTGGTGCAGTAAATGACATATTACCACCAGATGTTATATCACAGGTACCACCAATTGTAGCACTAAAGTTTCCACCAATTTCTAATGATGCATTTCCATCAACATACACTTTTACATCACCTTTCACATAAACAGAATCATTACCAATCACTACTGTAAATTTGTCTTTTTGAATTCTTTCTGCTCTATCGCCATTTGCTGCCCATTCTGTATATGAACCTGACCGATGATACAGATGAATTCTCTCTGCATTTGGTGTATCATCAAACTCCATTGCATGGCCAGATTCAGATTCATAGACATTGTTATATGGATAAACTGCATTGTAATATGAGTTTGGTTCTACTTTTGATGCCTTGTTTGCGGCTTTACTTTGATTGATTGGTGATGGATAATCAGAATCATTTCTTGCCAAACGAGATGTTGTTGGTTCATCTAAAAATCTTGGATAATTTGTTTTTGTTTCATTTGGTTTTACTGGTGCCACATCTAATTGGCCTTGGTCACGCCCATCATTAAATGCTTCTTGTCTATTTGGACCTTTGAGAGGAATACTTGGAAAAACACCAACTAAAATTGGGTCTTGGCCATTCTCTCCATCTGTAAAGAAACCAAACACCATATCACCTTCTTTTGGTGGATATGGATTATTGTTATTCAGCGGCAGCATTGGTATTGCCCAAGGCAAAGCATCTGTAGGCAATAACATTTTGTTTTCAGCGTGCCAGCCAACACAACGCAC